TTGCTATGACCTCTACCCCAAACCGGGGTTATTGAGGCATTGGCTTCCAGGACTAAGATGTGCTCACCCCTCGCGGTTGAGCAAACTGTCGAACGCCTTAACGGCGGCGACCTTCTCTAACTACTAACTCGTCACAATGACGGAGGTAATAATCATGCCACAACGCATACGCACATCTGGTCTGCCTCAGGACTGGGAAGGACGGTACATTCGTACCGCCGACACATGTTCTGAGGATTCCAATATTGGGTATAGCATTGAAGGTGCACTCGGTACTTATGCCGAGATGATCGACAATGTCACACCCAACTATGGCGCACGTATTGCGGCTGGAGAAGTGATCATAAATCGTATGGTCAGGACTGAAAGTACACGTACCATTATCGGAGGCGATGCTCAATGGGCCACCAATTATTTGGTGGATGCCGGAAAAGCATGCGAACGAACTGGTACGTATACTAATGGTTGCTACGTTCTCAAACAATTAAAGTTTGGTGAATGTGCGCATAATCCCATGTTGTCCATCTCACGAACTCAGTTGGCTGCACTTGCGGGAACGCAAGCAGCCGCAGACGTTAGCGCACCGGATTTTGATGGTGCGACTTTCGTAGCTGAGTTAGGGGAGCTTCTTCGGATGTTACGCAGGCCTCTCAAGGCCTACTCCGATGTACTTAAAGGCATTCAGCGCAAGATGAGGACCAGTAAAGGTTCTCACGGCGTCACAGTCTCTAAGTTCATATCGGCAAACTGGCTGCAATACCGTTACGGTATAATGCCAATAGTTTACGATACGGAAGATGTGTTAGAAGCAATTGACAACCTGAACCACCATGTTTTGCGGTATACCGCCCGAGGTTCGGCAAGCGACAACGAGAGTAGTACTACCGAGGATACACGCACAGGTTACTGGCGCGTGACACGAACGACTAGTACTTCTCACAGCGTTACTTGCCGGGCAGGCATTATTTATACCAGTGACACCCGAAATTCTTTCGGGAGAAATGCCGCTGATACTCCTAATGCCGTTTGGGAAGTTGTACCGTTTAGCTTTGTGGCGGATTGGTTTGCCAACATAGGTGACTTTGTTGGTGCTATCACCCCTAAAATAGGTGTCAATGTGTTAGGGAGTTGGACGTCATATGAGACTTTGTCTACCACCAGTGCGAACTCGGTGGCTGATGGAAGCTTTTTTAGCTTACCATCTACATATGATGATGTCAACAGTCCCGATCTCCATGAACAATTGGAGACTCGGGCAAACGACCGTGCAGCAGGTCATGTCGTCTCACTCGCAACACGCCCTATCCCTTTTAAGGGAGATTTGGGCGTCAAGCGGATAGTGGACGTCTTGGCTCTAGCTTCTACAATATTAGCTAGTGCCAAACGCTAACTGCACAATTGCCAATTCTGGCTAACCGCGCATAATGCGCAATCAACTGAAAGGAGTCATATAATATGACTATTACCGTCAACACCAAGTCTTACGACTTGGACAATCCAAAGACCTTTGATTCGATCCGATATAATGGACCCGATCATACCCTCACTGTTAAGGACTACCTCGACACGAAACGTGTCGCGGCAAAGCCCACAGCAACTTTTGCTGGTCAGGGGAAGGCCTCGTGTAAACTTACACGCACATTGACTGACGGTACCGACATCGTTGGGGACGCACTGGTTGAAATCAGCGTATCCTTTCCGGTGGCCTCTTCCGCTACGGAACAGCAGACTATGATCACTGACTTGGCTGTCTGGATGGCAACGACTTCGGCGGACTCGCTCTTCAAAGACCACGATATTAACCAGTAACGCGACAATGAAGTCGCTACTAGCGTTAATCGTGGAACTTGTTGAACAAGTTTACCGAAGTCCCCATCCAACAGCACAGCGACGTGCCGCGAAACTTTTATTCGCGGTCGTCGTAGTGGTTGCCTCGTTAGGGGTAGCCACTATGGTAGGTTTTTCATACCTACCACTACAAGCTGATGATCTAAATCTACTACTTTTGTAGTATTGAATAAGGAGGGCGTAATGCCTCACCTATCTAGGAAGAAAGGGTTGGAAACGACCCTTGGTACCTGCGATATAAAGATCCATAATAAGATCCTAGCTATCGCGATAATGTCGACGATCCACCCTGACAAGGATAAGTTGCTCGGGCACTTGCGTGCTCGCAACTATAAGTCCTTGTTGGAGTGGGCTGATACTGTGTGCCCACAGAAGTATGGCACACCCGCATCTTACTTTGCGGCAGCTCAACTGTCGAGTCTCATTCGGAAGTACCCCTTCAACGAGGACGAGGTCCCCGGTATTACACCGGAGGCCAATGCCTTGAAGAAGTTTCTTGCAGCAGAACATCGCTGCAAGTGGGTCAACCGACGCCGTAGGGCCTTGCGAAGAAATCGCTTGGACCCACATGCCGAGGTAACTCGGCTAGCGCGCTTGTACATTGAATCCACTATCGGAGAAAAACCCGATTATGAAGCTGTGTACAAGGAGACCGACTTCTCGTCGGGAGCGTCTATAGGGGTAGGAGGAAGTAAGACCAGCATTCTGCGCAAGCTTCATGCAGACCACTGGACCTCCTCCCCTAACGCTCTGCGTTATGCTAAAATCTCCATGTGGTTAAATCCACATGTGAGGGAAGCAGTCCTTAAAGGACCAATCCCTTGTTTCGACTACGACGCCTTTGGGCGCCAGGTTGAAGAGAAAGTCAGCATATTGCATTATAATAAAATCGGTTTTGTACCGAAAACAGCGAAAGTCCATAGGACGATCGCCATCGAGCCATTGCTGAACGGTTTCGTTCAGAAGGGGATAGATAAGTACATGCGTCGCTGTCTCCAGCGGCGCGGTATAGATCTGTCCGATCAATCTAAGAACCAGGCGCTCGCGCGCTTAGGTTCACAGAAAGGTCGGAACCCCTATGTTACAATAGATCTAGCTGCAGCCTCAGACAGTATATCGACTGAGGTCGTGCGAGATCTGTTACCCGATGAGTGGTTTTATTTCCTGGATAATACCAGGTCCCGCTCATACTTGCTACCGGGCGACTCCCAGCCGAGAGGCTACGAGAAGTTTGTTAGCATGGGTAATGGCTTCTGCTTCCCACTAGAGACACTGATTTTTAGTGCCTTTTGTTACGCGATTGGAGTTATGACGTCGATCACACCATACGATTTTTCTGTATACGGTGATGATATCATAGTTCGTCAATCCGGAGCGCTTTACCTCATAGAGGTTCTTAAGTACTTCGGGTTTTCGACCAACAATGAGAAAACTTTCATTGTTGGACCCTTCCGCGAGAGTTGTGGAGCAGATTGGTACGAGGGCCAGGACGTACGTCCTGCTACAGCAGACAAACGTATGACGGATATCCGTCATGTTATGTCTTTTCACAATTCATGCC